CATTGGTTTCCGTAAACGATACGACCAGTGGAAGGAAGGCCGCGAAGCTCCTCCGGTTGGATACCCTTTGAAGGACTGGGCGTCGATCAGCAAAGCGCGCGCGGAGAACTATGCACAGATGGGCGTGTTCACCGTGGAAGACGTCGCGGCGATGAATGAGGAAGCCATGCAGCGGGCTGGAATGGGTTCCAGGGCTGACAAGGACCGCGCGCAAGCCTTTCTCGACTCCCGGCTATCGCACGGCAACGCTGAACAGTTAGCGGCCTTACGAGCTGAAGCGGCTGACAAGGATCTTCGTATCCAACAGCTCGAGGAACGACTGGCGAACCTCACCGCTAGGTTGGATGGCGTCGAGGAAAAGCGTGGTCCCGGTAGGCCGAGGAAAGTAGCAGAGAGTTAGGCCATGACGGCTCTTTCCATCATCCAGACGACGTGCGTTGAGATTGGATTACCGAATCCGTCCAGCGCGCTGTCGTCCACCGATCCTCAGATCATGCAGCTGGTACGGTTGCTGAACAAGGAAGGGAAAGAGCTATCGTCTCGGTACGCGTGGCAGGTGCTGATTCGTGAGGTGACGTTCCTCACGTTGGCTACTGAGTCTCAAGGGACTATTGCCTCGATCATCACCGCAGGGGATGTTGGGCACACGTTCCGGTACATCGTCAACGACACGATTTGGAACCGTGACCGCATTTGGCCGGTGTTAGGTCCGAAGTCACCCAAGCATTGGCAGGCGTACAAGGCGTTTTCAGTCACTGGGCCGATCAGCGAATACCGAATCCGCGGCAATACGCTGCTCTTCTCTCCGGTCCCTGCAGCCGGGGAGACGTGCGCGTTTGAGTACGTGGACCGCATGTGGGCCACTGACACATTAGGGACGACGTACAAGCAAGCGATCACGGTCGATAGCGACGAGATGCTGCTAGACGAAGACATCATGCAGCAAGGTCTGTTGTGGCGGTGGCGAGCAGCCAAGAAGCTCGACTACACCGAGGACTTCGTGACTTACGAGCGAATGGTTGCCGATGCGATGGCGAGGGATGGGACCAAGCCCACGCTTTCGATGATGGGCTCGACTGGGGAGTATCGGCCATTCGTGGTCGTTCCCGTCGGTTCATGGAACGTCTGATGCGACAGCCAGCCTACTCAGTCCGCCGCGGCGCTCCGGTCTCGAAGCAGGTTTCGTTGCCTGCTCCGGTTGGTGGACTTAACGCTCGAGACTCCGTGGCGAACATGGACGAGACCGACGCGCTTGTCTTGGACAACTTCTTTCCGACTCCGACGAGCGTGGACGTTAGGCTTGGGTATGACCCGTACGCTACTTTCACAGGGCAGTGCGAGACGATCATCGTTTACTCAGGCTCAGTGGCTACGAGCGTTTTCACCGCGGTCGTGAACGGTTCTACACGTTCGATCTTCAACGGCACCGCTGGTGGAGCTCTGTCGGTTCCGGTAGTCGGCGGCGCCGGCGCCACAGTTCAAGCGGTCACCTCGACTCGGTATGATTACCAGAACTTCGGCACCATCGGTGGGCAGTTCGCGGTACTGGTGAACGGTGCAGACTCGGCCTTGCAGTACGACGGTTCGACGTGGACCGTTTCTACTATGACCGGAGTGACTACGGCGGACCTGTTCACCGTTGCGGTGTACGAAGATCGGTTGTGGTTCGGCGAGAAGAACAGTTTTTCGGTTTGGTACTTGCCGGTCAGGTCAATCACTGGAGCGCTCACCGAGCTCAACCTTGCTTCGCTGTTCAAGCGCGGCGGGCGGTTACATTCGATTGTCACGCTCACCGACTCGCTCAATGACCTCGTGGATTACATCGCCTTCGTTTCGACCGAGGGGGAAGTGGTAGCGTTTGCTGGAACCGATCCAGCGTCGATTACCACTTGGTCGCGCGTGGCGCATTTCGTGATTGGTAGACCAGTACAGCAAGGCAATCGCGTTTGGACGAAGTACGGCGCCGATGCCGTCGTGATGTGTGCAGATGGTGCTTACCCGCTACGAGCGACGATTGCAGCGCAGAAGTACGACCCGACCCTATCGGTTACGGACAAGATTCGGAAGCTGATCACTGGAGACGTGCTGATTCACGGCGGGCGGTTCGGCTGGCAGATCATGACTCATCCCACCGGGTCAAAGCTCATCGTGAACGTGCCGACGAATGAGAACGTCGCTGCTAGACAGTGGGTCATGAACACTCAGCACGGCTCGTGGTGCAAGTTCACAGGGTGGAATGCGTTCTGCTTCGAGGTGTCGCGCGATCAACTGTACTTCGGTGGGAACGGTGTTCTAGCCAAAGCGGATATCGGACACCAGGACGATAACCTCGACATCACGGCTGACGGTAAGCAGGCGTTCAACTACTTCAAGTCCCGCGGACGCGGGAAGCTCGTCACCATGATTCGGCCGATTCTCGCTATCGGTGGTCAGGTGAACATGGCCGTCGATATCGACGTGGACTACGAAGACACGCCACCGACTGTCATGCAAACCATCGGTGTAGGTTCTGGTAATGACCCGTGGGGTGGGATTTGGGACGTGACCTGGGCTGGTGCTACGGAAGCCTTCGTTGACTGGCAGACGGCCGTAGGCTACGGGGCGGCGATTGCGCCTAGACTGCGGTTGCAACCACTGGACGTCAACGCGTCGTGGTCGGCAACAGATGTTGTCTACGAGGAAGCACGAGGGCCGGCGCTGTGATCGTGTTCGATCGAGAAAGGTGCTTGGCGTTTACCGACAGAGTCCTGGGTAATAGGGAATGGGGTCCGTGGGCGCAAGCGATTGGCTACGAGCGCAACGGAGAACTGTTAGCCGTGGCGGTCTACAATAACCTCTCGGAGTCCGATATCTCGATGCACGTCGCCGCCTTGCACGGTCGAAAGTGGTGCGTGCCGGAGTTCTTGTCGGCTGCGTTCCGGTATCCGTTCGTGCAGCTCGGATTGCGACGGGTCACGGCGTTCGTTCCAGCGAACAACGAACGGGCGTTAAACCTCGACCGGCACTTAGGGTTTGTCTACGAAGGCCGTATGCGCGAGGCTGGGCCGGATGGCGAGGACGTGATTGTTTTGGGTCTTTTGAAATCGGAGTGCCGCTTTTATGGGCAAGAAGTCCAAGCCGCCGCCGCCGCCTGATCCTACCCAGGTCGCCGGGCAGCAGACCCAGCTGAACCAGCAGGCAGCGGGCTTCAATTCGGCGATAAATCGTGGAAACGTTTCCACGCCTTTGGGCTCGCAGACGTTCAACTACCGCGGCACCGACCCTACTACCGGTGCGCCGATGTGGGATGAGAACGTCACGCTGAGCCCCGAGCAGCAGGCTTTGTATAACCAACAGACGCAGCAGAGCCAAGCGGTTGGAGATGTGGCTGGTGGGCTCCTGCCGGGCGTACAGAGCGCCTACGGGCAGCCGGTCGATACCTCTGGCCTACAGAAGATGTACGGCGAAGGCGACCTACTGGGGGCTCGCCAGCAGGCGCAGGACTCGATTTACGGCCGGCAGACGGCGTTCCTAGACCCTGCCTACGCAGATAGGGAACGAGGCCTTGAGACGCAGCTAGCCAATAAGGGCGTGGTTGAAGGTTCAGAGGCTTGGAACAATGCCAGGAGCCAGTTCGGCAGAGAACGCGAGTTTGACTATGGTCAAGCTCGGGACGCTGCCATTCAAGGCGGAATGAGCGAGATGCAGGGGCTTTACAACATGAGTGCCGACGCGCGAGGCCGCGGATTGAACGAACTGCTTACCCTTCGGGACAGACCCTTTCAGGAGTTCGCCTCGGTCAGCGGGATGCGCGACCCGGTGAACCTGCCACAGTTCTCGCAGCCGCCTGACGTTTCAATGCAGCCGACCGACATCACTAACCCGATCTACAACAGCTACCAAGGGCAGCTCGACGCCTACAACGCGAAACAGGCCCAGCGCAACGCGATGATGAGCGGGCTATTCAGCCTGGGTGGTGCTGCGATTGGTGCTGGTGGTAAAAAGCCGTGACCGTCGATCCGAACATGGCCTTTCAGGCGCTCCAAGAGTGGAGCGCCTCGCCAGCTTATAACGCGCTCGACGCGGCCCACGCCGCGCAGGTGGCTGAGTCACGCCGGCGGAATTCGATCAATACGCAAAAGGGGCCGTTCAATTTCTCGGCTGGCTCGCCTCTATGGGCAGGGGCTGTGAACATGGGCGCCGTGGCCGCCGGTGGCGGACTTGGATTGGGTGGAGCAGCCCCGCCTCCTAACGTCACCGCGGCAGGACTGCCGACCGGGCCGGCTTCTGCGGCGGGTGGTGGAGTGGGCACGATGAGCGGGGGCGTTCCGGCGGTGGGTGCCTCGCCTGGCGTTTCTGGTGGTGGAATGTCGTTCCTAGACCAGATGCAGAAGTTCTCACGCATCCCGAGCGGTGGTGGTGGTGGAGCTCAGCAACCACAGCAGCCACAGGGCCGACGGTTTCAGAATGCCACACCGATGATTTCCGTCACGCCAAGAGAACAGCTCATGGCTAGCCGATTGATGAGGCGCTACTAATGCCGACGAGAAACGTTTCCGTCCGCGATCCTGAGCGTGAAGCCATCGACCGCCGGCGGTTACAGGCCGAGCGGCTGATGATGCAAAGCCAGCAAGGCGCTCCGCAAGAATGGAACGGTATGCGAATCGTTCCAACGTACGGAGTGGGACAGGGGCTTACCCAGCTTGGGCAGGCATTACTCGGGAACAAGATCGACCGAGACGCTAGCCAGCAGGAAACAGAGCTCCACGAGCAGGAACGCCAAGCGATGGCTGCAAGTTTGCAGGGACTTGTACCCCGTCAGACGATTCAGCCTGGTCAACCAGGATCGGGCGTGCTTCGCCCGGGCCAACCCGCTCCGTTCAGCTCGCAGCAACAGGCCGCCATGAAGTCCATCGGCTCGTTACCCCTCGATCAGCAGGGGCAGATTTTGGGTGCGGAGTCTGCTAACCAACTATTTCCGCAAGCGTCCGAGGGATTCACGCTCGCCCCCGGGGCTCGCCGGTATAGCCCGCAAGGGCAGGAAATAGCATCGGCTCCGCCGAATGTGGGCGGCGAAAGCGGCATACCCGGGTCTCTGCAAGAACTCGACCGCATCAACGAGGATCGAGCGGCCCGCGGCGAAGCGCCGATGAAGCCGGAAGAGTACTTGTCGCAGCGGCGCGGTAGCTCGTCGGATTCGCAGCTCTACGCCCAATACATCATGGGCCTACCGCAAGGCATGCAGCCGTTGCCGATGGATCAATTCCTGGTCAAGTACAGGGGCGATATCGCTGGTTCGGAAGCCGGCGCCAAGGCTGGCGTAATCCCCGCTGAAGACCGCATGACCGCACAGAACAAAATGCCACGCGTCGAGGCCGCACAACGTCGCTTGCAGCGCGTGGTTGATGCATCGACGGCGCTTGAAAACAACCTGCTGGCGGGCGGGCCGATGCAGGGCGGCGCTATCGGTTTAACCGAGGAAGGGAACGAGCTCGACCAAGCCAACGCGCAGCTATTGACCGAACTCACGGCACTTACCCGTACACCGGGGCTCGGGGCTCAGTCAGACTTTGAGCAGAGATTGGCACAGCTCGTGCTGCCGACTGCTTCGATGTTCCCGAGCGTGCGTAAGAAGGCTCTGGCAGAGCTAGAAGAATTCCTGAGTGATTTGGATTACCAGATCGCCAGAATAGGCAGCGGTGGGCAACCACCCGCGCCAACACAACCAGTCGCTGACGGCGGTGACGAACTCGAATCACTGCTGAACAAGTATGCCCCCGCCGCCCAATAGACAGAGACTAGAGCAGGCTCTACGTGCTGCTGATGCGGCAGGCGACACCGCGGCGGCTACCAAGCTCGCGCAGGCTATTCGCGCTATGCCAGCAGACCAGCCACGGCAGTTTGTAGGGCCCCCGGTGCCGGCCGAAGAGCCGCAAAAGCCAATGGGCGCTGTCGAGTCCGCGCGCCTTGCCATGAGCCCTACGCAGCGGCTTGGGCTTGGCGCTGGCGAGGCGGCTTTATCTGTAGGCACGGGGATGGTCGCCGCTCCGCTCAACTACGCCTGGAACGCGGGTATGGAGGCGTTAGAACTGCCTACCGGGCAGCCGGTCGGAACCTACCAGCCGCGGACACCCGAGGGGCAGTCGATGCTTTCCGGTGTTGATAAAGCCGCTCGAATGACTGGCGTTCCGCAAGCGCTCGAGGCTGGGATGGACCTCGAGAATCCCGACCCTGCCAAGCGGGCGACCGGCAACCTTATAGGGCTTGGGCTCGGAGTCATTCCGGGCATTGGCGCCATGAAATCTCGTATGTCACGCCGCGCTGCGATCCCGACTAGGCCGGAGATCAAAGCCGCCTCGCAGCAAGCCTACCAGCGCGCTGAGCAGTCTGGCGGGATGCTGCCGCAAAACAACCTCGGCGGATTTGTGACCCAGGTCGAGCAGGTTCTAGCCAAGGAAGGCGTAGACAAAGCTCTACACCCCAAAACAATGGCCGCCTTCAATCGGCTCATGGAGGATGCCACGCGCCCGAACGTTGCCGGGCATTCTGTGCAAGGGACTGAAACGTTGCGGCGCGTCCTATCGAACGCCGAGACAGAAGCTATTGCAGCGGCAGGCGGGCAAGTCTCGAGCGATGCAAGGCTAGCAGGTCAATTGCTCGATGAATTCGACGACTTTATCGACCAACAGATGCCGAGCTCGTCAGCAGAATACCAGACGGCTCGAAGCCTTTGGAACGTGCAGAGGAAGGCGCAAGACGTTGAAAACCTATTCGAGCGAGCCAAGAACCAAGCCGGTCAATTCTCAATGTCGGGGATGGAAAATGCCCTACGAACCCAGTTCAAGCAACTTGCCGACAATCCTCGAAGGTTCCGCCGTTTTAGTGAAGACGAGCGCTCCGCCATCCTCAAAGTCGTCAGAGGCGGGCCAGTCCAGCACGCCCTTCGACTTGTGGGCAAATTCGCGCCCACAGGGACGGTTCCGGCGATCGCTTCACTTGCTGCTGAGGGTGTTGCACCTGGTGCTGGCTTTGCTCTTGCGGGCGCTGGTATCGCCGGGCGTGCCGGTGCGTCGGCGCTCCGAAATCGTTCTGCCAGAAACGTGGATGAACTCGTTAGAAGCGGAGCCGCTACCGCTATGGGGCGACGACTTACCGGCGAATCGCTCCCTCAACTCGGATACCTCCCGGCTGCTACGCTAGGCGCGGGAACGGCAGAAGAATCGCGCCGCAGAATGATGGCCGAGCGCCTACAAGGGAGTAGATAGGTGATCTTTAGATCGGCGTTTGCCTTGCCTAATATTTGAAACATGCGACTGCGAGATTCCATACCGTTTCGCCACCACGGATTGAACCTCGGTCGATGCGCGTATTTCATCGCACTGTCTGTTTGTCAGCGTTGCATTCGAGTGGGTTTCGCCGTGCTGAATTCTGTTCTTCGCCGCCGCATCTTTGATGTTGTCCGCGATAGAGCCGAGTTTGAGGTGATCTGGATTCACACACTTACGGTTGTCGCAGGTGTGCATGACCAACATCCCAGGCGGAATTGGTCCGTTGTGGATTTCGTAAGAGTATCTATGGGCTCCGTATTTGTGACCTGGTGCTCCGTGGAAAAAGCCGTACCCATTGGACGAAAGATTCGCGGTCCATTCCCAGCATCCAGTTTTGACGATTTCGTATTTGACGCGGAACGCTTCGTGTGGGCCTAGAATTGTATGTTGACTGAGCGATCCGTTCTGTCTAAAACGATGGTAGTGAGTCTTGCATAGCTTGCGTGCAAGACTCTGTTTTCCGCAGATTTTGCAAGGGACTGGCCCGGCTCGATATGGCATGAGGCTAGAATATATCATCTCGATGGAGTAGGCAACTTTGCCGTATTCAAGCGGGACATTCTCGATGTTATTTGACTTCGATACGGAAGCGGCTTCGCCTCCGATTGAGATAGCCAAATTGACAGAGACTTGCAACGACATTGCGACTGGCATGTCGCTCGCGATGCTGCGTGACGGCACGGGGCTCCCGACCGCCGATCAGAACTTGAACGGCACAAAGCTGCTGAACGCCGCAGCGGCCACGACGTTGACGGGGTATCCGCGCGTCACTGAGGTGATCGATCAAGATTTGTGCTATTTCGTAGACTCAGGCAGCGCCAACACCCTAGTCATTACACCGTCCCCTGCTATCGCCGCCTACGAAGAAGGCCAGCGATTCGTCGTCCGCGCCGCTGCGAACAACTCCGGTGCTACAACGCTCAACGTCAACGGCTTGGGGCCGATTGCCGTGCAAACGCCTGACGGTGTTGCGCTCGCTAGCGGTGCAATCCTGCTCGGTGGTCTCTACGAGTTCACCTACGACGCGAACGCTTCGCCTGATCGGTGGGTGCTGACTTCCCCACCGTCTGAGATACCGGAGGGGATGCTCCCGGCTACGGTTCCTCTGCTGACTGGCAGCAGTCTGTTTCTAACCGGGCAGATTCTGTCGGTTAGCAATGCCACTGCTCCACGTACGCGGCTGATCGACTCCGCTGGAGCGACAGACGAGAAGGGGTGGGAGTGGCGGAACACGACCGGAACGCTTGCTCTGTTCACGCTGGACGATTCGCTAGCGGCTACCTCGACCGTGTTGAGCATTGCTCGTACGGGTGCGACACCGACCACGATCAACTTTGCCAATGGGACGCTGCAATACGGAAGCATTGAAGTCGGATACCGGACCGCTCCGTCTCGCAACGTCACGTCTACAGGCAACACCGCGGCGAGTGATTCCGGCGGAACCATTCGGTTCACTTCTGGCAGCGGGCAGACGTTCACGCTAGACGGCGATCCGGCTAATGACGCGGTGGTGATTCTCGTCAACTCGTCCGGCAATAGCTGGACCATCGCAGCAAGTGGAACGTTGACCTTCGCCGGCAACACCGGAAGTCGGACACTGCCCACCGGGAGCATGTGCGCCGCGATCCATGCGAGCTCGGGCAACTGGAACATCGCAGGGCAGTTGACGTGAGCGGAGCTTTACTAGCCGCTATCTCTGGCGGAAATGGTTTGTTGGCAGCGACGCTTTCCAATGCGTCAAACCTGATTTCGACTAGCGCGGAGATTCAAAACGACGGCGATCACGTCTTCGGGAACGGCGCCGGTGGAGCCGATACCGAGGATTGGGTAACGCCGTCCACTGCTCTAGTGGCTGCGAACTACGAGGTTCGCGTTGACCCGACTAGCGGTAGTTTCACGACGGGGACTATCAACACGTGGCTAGCGTGCACCTCGAGTCACACATGGACGTACTCAGGGGTAGGCACGGTCACTTACGACATGTCGTTTAGGCTGGTCGGTGGGGCTACGCTCAAAGTTCACACCGGCATGACGATGACGGTGCTGTGAGCGCAGTTTTATCCCCGATCGGCCGGCGCATCGGGACCGTTTACGAGCCTGGTGATATCACTTGGCACGGGGCCAAGATTGATGGCTCAACGGACGATACCGATGCTTGGAATAGCGCTATCGCTTTGGCCTTCGAGACTGGCTCCGAGGTATTCCATCCCGGCGGCACGTCGATCGTTTCGTCGGCTCTAGTGCCTCTGTCTGGGATTATGGTCCGCGGTATCGGTTCTCGACGGAGCATCATCAAAGCCTCGGCGAACACGTTCTCAATTTTCAACGACGGCGGAACAGCACGCTCCAACGTGAGCTTTCGCGATATCGGCTTCGACGGTAACTCGGTCGGCTCGTCCAATCGCTGCGTGTTGTTCGACGCGGATGCAGCGGCTTCGGAGAACATCGAATTTCTTCGGTGTAGGTTCTCGAACGTGTTTCGCGGCGCAGAGTTAGACCGCGTTGAGGGACTGGACTTCATAGACTGTACGGGAACAGGACTGGGGTCATCGGTCCTGTACGTCGGGGAAAGCAACGCTTTGGCTCGATCCTCGAGCGTGTTCGTTCGGGGTGTGAAAGTGACTGGTGGAGACACGGCCGCTGATGCTTCTGGCACGGGTGTAGTTTTCGTTGGATACGCGGACGGGGTGAAGGTGCTTGATTCTGAGTTCGACGGCACAGGAGCGGCGTCTGGAGCTACTACGCTGCACCATGCTGTTTACTTGCGATCAGTCACGGACGCCCAGGTTCGCGGTATTCGCTCGAAGGACCAACGTCGAGGGGCGGGGGTTCACATCTTCTCAGACACTGGAGGGGGTGATGCCAGAAGCAAGCGAGTCACGGTATCGAATGTCACAGTAACCGGGACGACGCACTACGCCGGTATTCGTATTGATGAAGTGGACAGCCTCGCAATGGGCGTCCTGATCGTTGAGGACTGCTTCACGTCCGCGCTCTACCTCACTAACTCAACTGGTGTTGCACTGGGCGATTTGATCGCGAAGAACAACGACGTCGAAGGCAACCCGCTTAACGAGGTTGTCCGACTTAGCAACGTGGATCTCGTGGACAGCGGCATCACGCTGGTGCAGATGGGCCTTGGCGATTACGCCGACGATGCTGCTGCCGAAGCTGCAGGAGTTCCAATAGGTGGTATGTACAACGACGGCGGCGCGGTGCGCGTGCGCATAAGTTGATGCATAAACTGGTAGAATAGCCACATGAGAATCGACCGCATAGCTTATTTGCCCGAGGCCACGGTAGGCCGGTTGATGATTGATGGCTGCGAGACTCTCTACACGATCGAGCGACCTTGGATCGCTGGTCGAGCACCCGGCGGGGCGCCTAATGTGTCCTGTGTGCCGGACGGAGTGTATTCGCTTGTGCGTCACGCGCGACCGAACGGTGATGTGTGTGTCGCCTTGCGGAATCCCTCTTGTGGCGTGTACTACTCGCAAGAGCACCTTCCGGCCGCTGGTGGTCGGACACTGATCCTGATTCACTCGGCGAACTACGCCTCGGAGCTTCAGGGGTGCATTGCTCCGGGCCTTGGCCTGACGATCAACGAGAACCGCCTTATGGTAACTGCTTCACGGCAAGCCATGGCGATTGTGTTAAAAGCCTTTCAGGCAGGGGACACGAAACTCAAGATAGCGCCGGCGCTCGGCACGGGGAAATGATGATGCGACCGAAAGAGGAACGCTGGGACTGGGTGTATCTCTCGATTGCCGTGGTGTTAGCCATCGTGGCAGTAGGGATGGCGTATCCGGTGTTTGCCACCGACCGACCCGGCATCCCCTCGACTCCGAGGACTGGTGAGAACATCCCGAGCACCACGGTCGATGCTTTGTCGGCGTCGAGCTCGAGCGCTACCGCGAACCCGATCGTGAACGCAAACTCCGGCGGCGGGGCGAGCAACGCGAACCTGTACGAAAGCACCAACTCGCGCGCGTTCGCGGTCGGTATGGAATCGCCGCTACCGTACGGCGCTACGCCCGAATGCTACGTGCCAGGCAACGGGTTCAAGCGTGGTTTCAGCTTTGGTCTTGGGCTCGCGCAAATGTCCGCCGTCCTCGAGCGTGACGAGCAATGCATTGCCGACGTACAAGCCGCAAGAGCCCACCAAGAGCGTATGGCGACGCTGCGCCTAGAAACGATCAGGGCACAGACCGAGGCTTCCAAAGCGGCCACAGAATCCTACAAGGCATCCGAACAACGAGCACTAGCTGAGTGCGGGTGGGAGGAGATATGCGCAGCCTCCAAGTAGCTCTACTGCTGCTCGTCTCGACTGGCGCCCATGCTGCCGGTACTGGCTCTACTTCGTTGCTCTGGACTCCCGCCACGAGCTACACCGACGGCACGTTTATGGTGCTGCAGAATCAGCGGATATACGCCGCTCGAGATGCGAACGTGACGTGCGGGACGGCTCCGGCTTTGGCTTCGTTCGTGCTCGTAGCCTCGGTCGCTTCGGGGATTGCTTCGCACGTCTACAGCCAGCAGTACAACGGCGGCTGGTACTTCTACGCGACGTCGGTGGACGTGTTCGGCAACGAGTCCGACCCGTCCAACATCGTGTGCAACTCGATCAACATCACTGGCAACTGGATGCCTCCTGGTCAGGGCGTGAAACCCCTACCGCCGGGACAACTCAGGAAAGCTGAGAGTTAGTGGCACTCGACCCAGTAACCATCGGCTGGAAAATCTGGACGACTGTTCGGCCGTGGAAACGGTTAAAGGAAGCGCGGAATCGACGACGAGAGAGGAAGGGCATACCGCCTCTTCCGATCACTGAAGAGGACGATCTTATGCTACCGAAGGGCACGCAAACTTATACAGGTCTAGCCATTTTGATCCTTACGCCGCTAGTGGCCAAGTACGGCATCGGCTCCGAGGATCTCTCATTGTGGGTGACGGCCATAGGCACGGTGATCGGCGGCATTCTCGGCATTCTCGGGCGCATCCGTGCTGGCAAGGCCGCGTAGTTCCGATCTGATGCACGGAGGCACGATGTGGGACTCATCCCCTTACTCAAACTTTTGTGGGATTCCAAAATCCTCACCACCGCATCGGGGTATGCAGCCTTGATCCTTCTAGGTTACTTGTATCTGTTCGAGATCGAGCCTCTATCGGCAGAGGTCACGGACGTTAAGGACGCGGTAGTCGATTTGCAGTTGTCGAGCTTCGAGCAGAGGCTGGACGCTGCGTACTCTGCTCTATGCATGAATCCCGGCGACCCGGCGATACTAGAACGGATTAGAGAGCTCCAGCAGGATTACCAGCGACTAGCGGGCGGTCGGTACAACCCGCCTGACTGTAACTTGCTGCTGAAACTCAAATGACCTCCGCTCCGGGTAAGCTCGGCAAGTCTTACCCGGCAAATGGCAACATTTCAAGCAGCAACACCGCCCCGACCGCGCAAGCGTCTATCGTCGGGGATCGGTTCGGATGGATTGTCGCGCTCCTGATTGGCATTGCCGCGCTCGTGCTAGCAGTGGTCGCTATGTACGTCGTGAAGGACGCGCGCGAAGCGGTTAGAATAGCCAACGAGGCTTTGCAGCAATCATCCCGAGCAATGGAAAGGTCGAACTTGACAGAGCGAGAATCACGACTAGCTCAAGAGGATTTGATGCTGCTACGCTCTGCGGTGAAGGCTCACGGAATCCACACCGAAACGGCTGGCGATCACGAATAGGGGCGAATGTGGCGCACGACATTATCATCTGCGGCGGGGCCGGTGAAGTCACTGGCGAAAAGACTATCAAGATTTACACGCACACTCGCGCGGATATTGCGATTCGGGTGAGTACTGCTGGTCTTGACTCGGTCAAACACGCCCAGCTCGAGAAGCTCGTGAAAGATCAGGTGAAGAAACTCCGCAAAGGTATCGAAAGAATTACGGGCGATGAGTACTACTATCATCAGCCGCACGCGGAGAACTTCTAAACCGCTTGCCGAGATTGTCGGGCGGTAGTAAGTCAGGCTCGTTGCCGTCCAAAGCCAAACGCATCATGTGGAACGCGGTCATAGCACGAGAATGCCAAAGCTCATGGTTCACGTCTTGCTTCATCCACCGGTAGCGAGCGGCCATTGCAGCTAGGCATCTAGCGAGGTGGCGGTAGTAGGCGACGCGGGTCATGGCGCTGCGCCTCCTGACAAAGCCACGCCGTACTTTTCAAGCGCATCTGCTGCGAGCCTCACAACCTCATCGAGGCTCGCTCTGTGCCCGCTCTGCCGCGCCTTCACGTCTGTCTGGTAGATGGTTTTTAGAGCCACGTCTAGCGCTAGGTTCAGCTTGTTCGCCTCGGCCAACTGCTGCCACGCCTCCGCGCGAGCTTTGTCGCTTATTGAGAGCTGGGCTTCCAGCCTCTCTACCTCCTTCCGCAGCTCGGCGATGGGCGTAAGTACTTTTTCACGCGCTGCCTTAACTCGATCCCCGAGGGCTGCTACTTCTAGCGAGTTATCCTCTTGAGTGCCGCACGCTTGACCACACCAGAAATTCGCGTTTTCCAGGTTTGTAATTGCTTTGAGTAGTTCGTCGCTCATAGCGTCCCGTCCTTGCTCGCCTTAACGGCGGCGATGATGGCATCTAGTTCTTTTTGACGTTCTTTCCACTCCACGGTCGGGATGTTCCATCCTCCTGCCACCCACCATGCCAGCGGGTCAGCGGCAGCGATTAGCTTGTTCGCCTCGGCTAGCTTCTGCTCTAACGGTGCAATGCGGTCCAAGACGAGATCGTCCATATCTCTTTTCAGTCTCTCATTCTCCGCGAGCAGATTGTCGAGAATGCGTTCGTATTCTGCTTGGTCGCTCACTTCGGCTCCTTTGAGGCTGACGCCTTGGCGGAGTCGATGGCGTCAACTAGAGACGGACCTCGCCACTTAACGAGTTCATGGCGGAACGGCCCGGCCATGTTCCATGTCTCCGGTCGTCCTATGGTGCCGTCCCATTTGCGCTCGAAAATACGAGTCTGTAAATACTCCATAACTTCGTTCAGCCGCTCGTTCTCCTTCCGCAGCTCGGCGAGCTCGTCGGCGCAGGCGCGCATTCGCACGTCAGTACCGGCGGCACGATACTTGGCGGCATCCCGTAGCCACTCCACGTTATCCATGGTTTCAAAGTGCTCGCTCATAGCGTCCCGTGCTCCTTCAATGCCTCTTTGGCGATCTCTGCCGCTTGATTGAACGCCCTAGCAGCACCGACCTCGTGCGCCCAGCATTGGTCTGGAACGCGTTTGGTCAAATGATCGAAGTCAAGGTCAGAAGGACCGAGCAACGTTTGCCCGTCGAGCTGCGCGACCAGGCGGAGCGATGCACGAAAGCTCTCGACGTTCCTCCGCAGATTGGCGAGTTCGTCGGCGCAAGCTCCGTAACTGGTGTAGTCAGGCCAGCAATCAAAGCCTTCTGCCTCTTGCTGTTTCCTTCGCAGCCACTCCACGTTGTCGTCGCTCATAGCGTCCCGTGCTCCTCAGATCAAATCTAGCCAACCGTATAGAAACCACTCCCCAGATCCTTCGACGACCTCCATCTCGAGAAAGCCGCGCTCGTTGATGCGCCAACGATAGCCACGTCTAGTAAAAATCATGCTTCCGTTCTCGGCCCCACAGCGGGCCTCAAGCAGTTGTTCAAAGTGATGGTTAACAGCTTGTCGTTCATCGCGTCCTGCTGGAAGTCGAGCCAGGTCATAAACCCGGAATAGACCACTAGGGCGGCAATGATCGAGAGCAGGGCTTGGCGGCTCATGCGGTCAACTCTGCTTTCCGGTCGTTGTAAAATATCTCGACATCCGGGGATGGCATCTGATCCCTTTCGGCAAAGGCGTGCTGTACTAGCGTCCAGGTCGTTTCTAGGGCCTCTAGGGACGCGCTAGCCCTTAGGGCTTCCACGGACCAGGGGTCTAGGTCGATCTCGGCTGCTGGTAGGCCCTTAGGGGCGTCCAATAGCTTTTTGATGGCTGACCGCTCCCACGACCGCAGGTGGTCCCAGACGAATAGCTGTTCTTCGCTCTTTAGGCCGTTCCAGATTGACCGTAGGGCGTCGCCGTCCGCTGCCTTGGTTGACTCCAGCATCCCGTCGATAAGCTCCCGTAGGCGCTTGGGGGCGATCTTGGCGGGGGTTACGTCGATAGCTTCTGCGGCCAGGATTCGCTCGCCCTCGTCAGGGTCATAGATTCCAGCGAAGGCAAAAGCCAGCCGGGCGCATTGGATCATGGCCTTGTGCCGCAGCATCCGCTTGGGGTGCGTCGTCCATGGGTCTGTCTGGCGTTTGCACTCCGACAGGTACTCCGTGACCTTGGTCGGGTGGCTGCGGTCTTTGCGGTAGATCGTGCAGGTACACTTTTCGTCGTCCTGCTCGAAGTCCATGCCATCAAACTGCTGGTGCTCATTCGTGATTCTGGCCCATCCGTCTACGCCGACAATCGGCACGATTCCGTTGCGACTGGGGAAGGCGTAAATCTCGCGCGTCCAGGGGTTCAGGTTGTGGGCATCGGCCACGATCAACAAAGCGGCCATCTGCTCGGTCGTCACGTCACCCTTGAATGCCGTGGCCTTGAGCGTCGCCATCATCTTGTTGGGCTCGATGCCGTACTTGTTGGCGAACTTCTCGACCAGGCTTTTACGCTCCGCTCGAGCGGTGGCTACTTCCTCGGCCGTGATGACGTTTTGTTTCGGTTCGTTCATGCGTCCAACCCCTCTAGTTCGATGACGGCGGCGCGTATCTCGTCGGCTTGGCGTTGTAATTCCGCTAGTCGCTTGCGCCTATCAGGCCGAAACCACAAGCGCATACTTTGGTACGGCAATCTCTCGTAGATTCCGCCGAAGCCTAGCAGTGCCGCGAGCGCTTTCAGGCGGTACATGCGCAGGTACAGCAGTAGGAGCCTTTCTTCGTGCTCGGTCGTGTCGGCAGGGGCGGTAATCATGGGGTTTGTTCCTCAAGTTGTTCGGTGCAGTACTTCAAAGCGCGAGTGAAAAGCTCCTCGCGTACCTTTTCCGGGGGCATGAATTGACGGGCCATGAAATCTCCGACCCGGGTGTAGACCAGCGGCAATGGGCGCAAGCCGTCCACCTCGAATTCAAGGCTCCATAGGCCGCAGGTGACGATGCCGGTTTTCACAAGTCCTCCTCGTAGGGCTCGACGGTTCGATAATCGGGCGGCTCATACGGCCCTCGGTAAATCGCAATGACTTCCTTCGGGCGAACGGCGTAGGGGAGATTGATCCCACCGCAAATGTGGTAGCTATCCTTCCCCTTGGCGCGCAGGAACAGTTGAGCGTCCTCGATCTCAAGAAATTCTGCTATGCGCTCGGTCATGGCTCTCTCCGTTCCACAATCACGCACAAAGGTCGCTCGCCAGTCTCATAGGGGATGCTAGTCACATGCGAGCAGACGTCCTCCCGAACCGTCTCCACTATCGCCAGGCCGAACAGCACAAACCAACCAAACAGCGCCGCAGCAGAGAAAGCGTAAAGGGCGAAGCGTTTCATTCCGTTTTCACCTCGTTCACTAACCCAGTCAGCAAGGCCCACAACAAAACCTCGTTGTCCTCCCGCTCACGTCGGCCGGTGTCAACGGGTGGAAGCTCGCCGTGCTCCCAAAGGCGGTCAATCTCAGCATCGCTAAACTCTGACGGGGTTCTGCGCTTCACGGCGTCACTCCAAGGCTTGCCGCGTGCGCCAGCACTTCCTCAGCGTCGCGGCGGTTGTGCAGCTCGCACAGGGCGTCACGAGCCATCGTGCAGAAGGCGGCATCTGCGTATGCGCCACGAGCGGCAAGGCGGTTGGCTAAGTCGTCGATCACCTCCGCGAGCTGGTCGGCGTTGTAAATCTCGTCCCAGTTCGCGGTGTCTATCGTTCCGTCCCAGTCGTGGGCGGTGTCTTTGGCGTACTTGTCGAGGTCGGTCACTTGGTTTGCTCCTTGGGGGAAATATCGTGGGTCATGGCCGCGCAGCGCTGCGCTGGATACGTGGATTCCCACGAGCAGGGGTTTCGTGGATGAAATAGACCGTACAACGCAAACTCGTACTGGTCCTGTTGCTGCCCGCATGTTTTGCAATACCGTCGATACGGATTACGCCCGTCGTATCGCCATGGGAACAGCAGGAGCATTAATTCCTTGATGTGCAACACGTATGTGTTTCTCCATTCTGTGAATATGAATAAACGTCTGGCAGTGCGGGCACTGTGCTTTTTTGCGACCGTCTTGCTCGAGCGCTCTGGCTTGGTCGGTCACTTGCGTCTCCCGTTTCATGATGTGGCTACTCTACTCGACGGAGCGTATTCCGGTCAACAACTAAATAAAGCCTATTTTCAGCCACTTGCATAGACGCTTGTAATCTGCCCGCCCGCGTACTACCATCCGAACCATGATACACCCAATAGCAGTACTCAGGGACCGTTGCAATGGCGCGGCACAGACGGTAGTCGCTGAAGAGCTGGGCATCTCGCCGCAGTATCTAAACGACATGCTGAAAGGGCGAAAGGAGGCTGGACCGGCAGTGCTAAAGGCGCTGGGTCTCGTCAAGGTCGTCACCTATAGACGCAAGCGGGCGTAGACATGAGAGGGCTTTAGGGATGGGCAGGCTGTGGAACTGACCACAAGCGCTATCGGGGCTACGATTGGCGGTGAGCTGTTCGACTCGGCGACCGCGGCGTATCAGGATGCCTGCTCATCCACTCAAGCCCTCTCTACGCCGCCTGAAGTTCCTGAACCTCAGCCAGCTCGCCGAGGGTGACGATCATGGGAACAGCCTCCACCACGATCACCAGCTCATCGGGCGCAAAGGTTTCCGGGGCCCGGATGGGCTGCAGGTCTTCCAGACGGACGATGTGGAGCGGTTTCGTTTCCATCGGTCCTCCGAAAAACAAAAGCCCCCGAGTAGCGGTGGCACCTCGGAGGCTCTTGCTAGTACGCCGTGGGTGGCGTACATTTTATTCGTCGGGTCTGGATTGGCGTCCAACCGGCAGCAAGTGTAACGAGCACTCACTCCTTCACCGACTTGCCGCCAGTTTAACACAAGCCAAATCCGACCGTGCAAACGGGCGGGAAATCATAACGTTGGCGTCTGCACGGCACTGCGCTACCAAGGGATTCGAGCGAAGCGCATCGGTAGGCGAGCGGAAGCCGAAAGACTCGACCGGAAACGGACAGTGGCCGCTCACACCTCTAAGCCCCGGTGGCATGGAGTGCTGCGCCTGGTATCCCTTCATTGGGATAACTCGGCGCACCCCGTCACCCCGGAAGCATCCCCACTAAGAGAAAGAGTTATGCAGTGCAAATGCGGTGGCGAAACAAACGATCACGAAGTAGTACGAGACGGCGAGACCGTCGCTCGTTACAAGCGCTGTCGCGTTTGCGGATTCATCGCTTGGATTTGGAACATGCCTGAGTGGCCGCGTGAAAGATTCTGGGCGGAAGGCGCGGTCAACGAACGACAAGGCACGATGGGATTTTGACCGAAAACCTTCAAGAGGAAGAGGAGAGGGAATGGAAAAGCAGAACCAGTTCATGCAAGCCATCGCGGCACGAGCCGCACCAAAAGTCATTTTGAATCAGCCTAAAAAGGAAATAGCTATGAGCGAGCGTCGTTTAGTCCGTGTTGTGATGGTCGATCCGCATGACGATGTGCCGGTTGAGACTGCGCTTTTGTATGACAGCAAGGAGCAGTTCACCGACAAGACAGATCAAGAATTATTCTTCGATATGCCGGTTGCTGAACTGCTGCGAGTTCACAACGAGAAGCGGGTGAAAATTGTGGACAAGGCGGTAAAAGAGCGCACGCAATATCTCGACCCTGCGCGCATTCGAGATCTAAAGATGTTGGTGGTAACGCTCGCGAAGTTCTAGTGATGGACGACGTCGCTAGAGATTTAGCTCGAGCCCGCCTAGCCGGAGAGCTGCAAGCCGCTCACAAGATACGTGATTTGGCTTGGGCAGCTTTGAAGAACGGGGCGAGTGTTGAGTACGTCAATCTTAGGTACGGCGTTCCGCTCGAGGCTTTGAGACGCGGCAAGGCGGAATTGGAGCGGCGAGCAAAGGCGAAGCGCAATGGGCAAGATTAGAGACATCACCAAACTCTACGCAAGCGCTCACGACAAAGAGGAGTTGTTTGGGTATGTCATCGTCGAACTAGCGGCAGCAGATATCCGCAATCAGGGAATCAGCGCCAAGCGCGTTCGAGAAATCGTCGAAGCTATCAACGGCTATTACGACAAGCGCTGGGGGGCGGAACTTGATCGAAGGGCAGCAGAGAAAGCGAATGCAACCGTTACACCTCCGCCTTAACGACGTAAAGCTCGTGCGGGAGCTGTACTTCACTCGCAAGGCGTACCGAATGTCGGCGACTGAGATCGCGCGGAAGTTCGAGATCGATCGCAGGACTTTGTACCTTTGGGTGAAGTTGACCGAAACCGATTTGGCCGATTTGGAGATCAGGAGTAAGCAGGAATGTTCTACATGAAACCGGAGAATCAAACGTTGCGCGTGTTGCGCTGGCTCTCGAGACAAGGACCGCTAGACCCTCTGACAGCTCTGAGAAAGCTCGGAATCTATCGGTTAGGCGCGAGAATCTACGACCTACGTCTCGACGGTTGCGACATTCGCACCGACTACAAGCGCACAAGAGGTGGCAGCAGAGTTGCCGTATATTCTTTGGTAAGGAACTAACGAATGAAAACCTTAGTACTAGTTCTGGCTTTGATCTCGTCCTCGGCTTACGCAGGGACAGCGTTCTTCAAGTACGAGCGAATCTCAGGGATTAACAAGATTTGTTTCTATGACCACCTAGGGTCAGAAGTAGCGATCACGATCAAGTCGTATGAGCTGTGTCCGCTGACGCTCAATCTTTGACATTGCAGGCGTATGAAGAGGGATTGGAGCTACAAACCGGAGTTAGGGCCGAGAGCGATAGCATCGCCACAGCGGAAACGTAATCGCAAAGGCAAGCGACGGAAGTTGCCCAGGGCGGTTAAAAAGTGGTTTCGATTACGCGCAAAGGCACTGAAAGAGTATGGCTCGAAGTGCATGAAGTGCGGATCGACTGAGAATATCGAAGTTGACCATATCAAGCCTAGATCAAAGTTTCCAGAGTTGCGTTGGGATTTCGATAACCTGCAAATTTTGTGTCGTAAATGCAATGTGTTGAAGTGGAATTATCACAGCACGGATTACAGGCAGGACTGTGCTGAACGGCAATTAGATATCGAGATGCTGCGAGAATTTCGCGAGTGGATTTGAGGTTTAGATGAAATGAGGATGAATGGCCAGGACCAAGAAAAAGGACTACGAGCCCCCAACCGTCTTCGGTCTCTGCGATCACTGCGGCCAGAGCGGGCAGATTGGGAGCGAGGTCAATCCGTACTCCGTGGCGTTCAAGGTAACGAAATGGCTTCACAGGTCCTGTTATGAATCGTCCCGTCTTGAAGCTGCAAACCGCTCGCCGGCCGCGCCTGAAAAAGTGCCGCGCGCCTAACTGCGTGAACGAGTACGAGCCCAAGCGCATCGGGCAGAAGACGTGCAGCGTCAAATGCGCAATAGCGTTCATGCGCGTCGAGCAGGCCGAGAAGAATCTTCGGGTAATCCGGGCCGAGCGGCAGGTTTGGAGGGCGAAGAACAAGCCTATAAGCAAGCTACTCGCCGAGGCGCAGAAGGAGTTCAACCGATTTATTTTGCAGCGGGACTATGGCAAGGCGTGCATCTCGTGCGGTCGTTTGACTGGGGCGAAGATGAACGCGGGCCACTATCGAAGCGTCGGAGCAGCGCCGCAGCACCGGTTCAACGAGCTGAACGTCCACGCACAATGTGAGCATTGCAACTCGTACCTGTCAGGCAACCAAATCGAGTACCGCAAGCGGCTTGTCGAGTTGATTGGACTCGTGGTGGTTGAGCGCATCGAGAACAAGAACGACGCGCCGAAGTGGCAGCGTGACGAGCTCGTGCAGCTCCGTAGGGCCTATTTGCGGTGGTGGAAAGAAGCGAGGGCAAAGCGTGAAGGTGCTTGATATCGAGAGTCGCGCTAACGAAGCGCTCGCCTACCTCACCGGCAGCGACGAGCAAGCAGCGGACCTGAAACACGCAGCCGATATGGCCGAGGCGAAATACGAAGCCATCGTTGATGTTTTGCTACTTCACAGCGACAAGGGCTCGGCTGACTTGAGGCGGGCTGATGCTCGATCCAACGCCGAAGCCGTCAAAGCCAACCGCGAATGGCTCGAAGCTGTCCGCGATTACGACCGAGTAGCGAACCGGCGGCGGTCTGAGGCTATCGTCACAGAATGGTGTCGGAGCCTCTATTCCAACTACAGGCAAGGCAAGTGATCGAGTCCTACCGCACCCACCTAGGCTGCTACGTCGTTAGAAGCACGTCTGACCTTCAAGGCTTCGAGGTCGAGCACATCTGCCTGATGGGTGGGATTTTGCAGGCGGAACCTGTAGACATTCCGGCCGCTCCAATAGAAACTAGACCGCATGACCACGATTTGGGATAGAGCCTCAACAACCGCTGCGGCTCTATCGCTAACCGACAAGATACCCGTTCATCGCACCGGGCAACCAGGTGGAAACTCGATTGTACTTAGCGAGTTTGGCGCCTATCTTGGCTATGTTGAGACCTACGCTGGTGGTCTAACGGGTGTCGGGATCATACAAGCTACAGCCACTCAGCTCGCCGCGAACAAGAACATAGCGACCACTGTCACGTCGTCTAATAATGCTTTCAAAGCTCCTGCGGGTACTGCCTTGCTTCGCTACTTCGTTTTCTTCAACGATGACGCTGCGGACAACGCGCAGTTATTCCCTACCTCTGGGGAGGATCTTGGAGCGGGTACGAATGCCGCGCTTTCGATTGCTCCGGGGGACTGGGCGTATTTCGAGCACAAAAGCGCTACAGCTTGGTTCTTGGTTAGCGGGACGGTGTTTATCTAATGGCTAACATTCTTGTAGGCGGGGTGAACCTCAAGACGCTGGGGATGCATGGCGGGGTAGCGAACGCGAAAAACTATGGCGCTCTGGCGAACGACACCTATGACAACTCCGGCATTGTGCAGGCACTCATAGACGCGTGGGAGCTGTTGGACGGCGGGACTATTGTTTTCCCTGCTAGCCAAGAGGGGGCGCGTTATAGATTCACGACCGGCGTTATTAACGACTCTATAAAGTTTGTGAACTTTGCTGGGACTGGCGCAAGCCCAGCCAACTACACAACCGGCGGCACGGCTTCGGTGTTATGGCTTGATAGCGCCACTGATGATGCGGCACTCATTAAATATGCATTCACGGGTGCAGCAAGCGGCGGGCAGATCGTGGAACGGCTGACGCTCATGGGAAATTTCCCTGGTGCCGGTGCCAATCAGTCGGGGATTGTGTTTGCTGGGCGATGCAATAACCACACGATTCGCAACTGTGGTTTTCATTTATTCACAGGGTACGCCGTCGCTCACGATCCAACGGTTGGCGCGTCGTATCACCAAAACGCAGCGATGCGCGACTGTCATTTTTGGTCGGTTGGCGGATGCTTCGGCCCAACTGTTGAGTACACCATCCCATCAAGCTATCTATTCTCTACTCTTTATACGTTTGACAATGTTGGCCTGGATGTTGGCATCTATGGTGGCATCACACCAAAGCCGTTTATTTGGGATTTTCGATCAACGCGAAGTGTCGTGTGTACTGGTGTTTTTCTCATAGAAGGCGCTGGCCTTGCCGGAATGACGGCTGCTGTTGCCCTGTCTACGGGTGGTGCAAAGTTTGAAAAAATCCACTACGAGATTACCTCCAATGACCCGGATCATTTGTTTGCTCTGTACGGGAATATCAGCACGCTTTCTGACGGGGCGTCGACGCTCAAGATAGGCGAAGTCGGCATTGAGGCCGGTGTTGGTATTTGGTTCGAGAACATCTCCGATAACGAGAAGACCGTCGAGATTGGCAGATTAACTGCATACGCAGCCAACGAAATTAGTGACCTGTTCGAGTGGGAAGACGGGATCAACGTCAATTCTAGCGGCCATGTAACGGTGGGGCACTTAGAGACCAAAAACCTTTTTCCTGACATACCCGAAACCTATCGGGGGCGCGTGAAGCTTGGGATGGTCGGGGCTGACCATCAGTCGAGAATAATCACCAATCAGAGCGCGCGGCTGCTCTTTCGCTG